TCCGTTGCCGGATATGTCGCGGGTGGTGCCGAAACGGGGGAAGGCCTGATGTGGTCTGACGCTGAGGTCGAGGCGTGTCGTGATCGCGCATCTCGACGATTGGGCGGCGTGCGAGGAGGCGGCGGTCCAGATCGTGGTGATGGGCCGCGGGAGATGGCTTTCAAGCTCTGTGCTCGGCATCGGGATCTTGTATTGGCGGAATCCACGCCGCGAGAGGCCAGCTAGTGAGTGCGGGGGATGTGACTCCGCCCGGCATGAAGCGGCTCGCGGTGGGGATGTACGCTAGACCCCGCGGTCAAGGAAAAGCCGTCGCTGGCGGCCCTGTGGCAGGCGCTGCGGCACCCGTCCCCTGAACCGTTCTCGTGAGAGACGTCGGCGCCCGGATCCAGCACGTGATCTCTGACGGGCTGGCGCCGGGGCCGCGGGCATGGGCTCTGGTCGAGCGGGCCGACGGGGGCACCTACAGCGTCGATCTCCCCGCCAGTGGCGATCTCACCGACGTGCTCGACCCGGGCGACCGTGTCGTGGCCGCCAGCGCGAACCTGCTGCGCTTCGAGTAGCTCTAGACCCTCCAAGGGAGGCCACATGGATGCAGCACCCGGCGGTGGCGCTGTGCGCACCCCGTTCGAGATGGCCGCGGACTGGCTGGACCCGCCCGGCGGCGGCGTCGAGCAGTTCTACGACGACCCCGTGGGGTTCGCCGAACAGTGCCTGCGCTGGCCCGAGGGGCAGTCCCTGACGGCCTACCAGGCGCGGTACATGCGCCGCCTCGTCGAGCACAAGCGGATCGCTGTCCGGGGCCCCCACGGGCTCGGGAAGACGGCGTGCAACGCGATCCTGATCCTGTGGTTCGCTCTCACCCGCGACGCGCGGGGCGTGGACTGGAAGATCATCACCACGGCCAGCACCTGGCGGCAGCTCGAGGAGTACCTGTGGCCGGAGATGCACACGAAGTGGGTGCCTCGGCTGAAGTGGCAGATCATCGGCCGGGACCCGTTCACCACCGGCGAGCTGCAGAAACTCCGCCTGCGGCTCCGGCACGGCCACGCCGTCGCGGTCGCGTGCGAGGACCCCGCGAAGATCGAGGGCGCGCACGCCGACAGCCTGCTCTACATCTACGACGAGGCGAAGACGATCCCTGCCGCCACGTTCGAGGCGTCGATGGGAGCGTTCTCCGGCGCTGGCGAGGACACCGAACAGGAGGCCTACGCCCTCGTCACCTCCACGCCGGGGGAACCGATCGGCACGTTCTACGAGATCCACGCCCGCCGGCCCGGCTACGAGCGCTACGAAGCGATCCATGTCAGCAAGCAGGAGCTGATCGAAGCGGGCCGGATGTCGGAGGAGTTCGTCGAAGAAATGGCCAGCCGGTTCGGCCGCGACAGCTCCGCCTTCCAGAACCGTGTCGAGGGGGAGTTCGCGACCGGCGAGGCGGACGGCCTCATCCCGTTGCGGTGGGTGCAGGAAGCGAACGACCGGTGGCTGGACTGGGCCAGGGGCGAGCTCGATCTCAGCGAGCAGGAGCTGCTCGAGAAACGCCACGTCGTGCACTCCGCCCGCTCCCCGATGCCGGGCGTCCACGGGCTGGTGCTCGACCACGACGAGATGTACGCCCGCAGCCTCACGTCGATGGGCCTGGACATCGCCGACAGTGGTGGTGACCGGACGGTCGCGGCGCTGCGGTGGGGGAACGTGATCGGCGAGATCCGGCGGATGCCGCGCGCTGACCCGGCGCAGACCGCGGACTACGTCGGGCACGCCCTGAACACCGTCGAAGGCGCCCCGTGCGTGGTGCTCGACGCGGTCGGTGTCGGGGCGGGGACCTCGGCGAACCTCCGCAAGGAGGGTGTCTTCACGATCGCGTTCCGGGGGTCCGAGAAAACCGACTTCAAGGACGAGTCCGGCGAAATGCTCTTCGAACGGGTGCGGTCCGCCGCCTACTGGCACCTCCGGGATCTCCTGGACCCCAACTACGGGCACGAAGTGTGCCTGCCGCCCGACGATCTGCTGACGGCCGATCTCACGGCGCCGCGGTGGAAAACGGGGCCGAACGGCCGGGTGCAGGTCGAACCGAAGGTCGAGGTGCAGGAACGCCTCGGCCGCTCCCCCGACACCGGGGACGCTGTCGTCATGGCGTTCTGGTACGGCGCCGTGGGTGTCGCTTCCCCGCCGATCCTCAAGCGCCGCGTCAGCCCGATGGCCCCGTTGCGGCACACCGCGCAGGGCGTCCGGATGGGCACCGGGCGGCCAGGTGCGCTCGCCCGCGCCGTGGCGCGCGAACGCGGCGACGAAGGCAGCGTCCGCCAGGTCGGGCCCATCGGCTGGTAGCCGACTAGACGCCCCCGCTGCCTTACTGAGTAGAGACGCCGCCTGTTCTGTAGGGACAGGGGCCAAGACTTCGCCCCCCGTGCGGCCGGCGCCGCAGTGACCGCGGATCGTATGCCGCGCAGCTCGTCGAACTGTCGCGACCCCCTGAAAGGGCCGGGGGGCGAACCAAGTCCACAACCACCCGAAGGGAGAACCAACCCATGGCAGAGGCACAGCCACAGCCAGCGACCCCAGGCACCGAGGACAACCCGCTCGAGGTCGAGCTCACCCCGACGGAGAAGGCCGCGCTCGACCGCGCGGAACTCGAGGCCGCCGGCGACGAGGACGCCATCCCTGTCAGCGAGCGTCCGCACGGGCCGTGGCCGTGCGCGCCCGACGAACGCCGGATCAACCGGTGGGCGCACGAGGTGCTCGTGACCGCCGACGGGAAACGCCGCCTCGCGATCCACTGCTTCAACAAGGGCGAGGTCGTGCTCGTGGACCTCCCTGACAAGACGACCGCCGAACTGCTCGAGGAACTCGCCGCGACGCTGCCGGGCTGGAAGCCGAAGGTGAAGGTCGAGACCGCGCAGAGCCTCGGCCCCGACATCGTCCGCGACGGCGACCAGGTGCTGGCGCGCGGCACGAACCGCCAGACGGGGCTGCGTAAGCGCGGGGAGGTGCAGCTGTGACCTCGGCCAAGCCGCTCGAGGCGCACGAGATCGACCTCGTCGCCCGCGTCGCGCACGAATCCAACCGCGCGTACTGCGAAGCGATCGAGCAGGAGGACATCCCGCCGCGCTGGCATCACCTCAACGGTGAACAGCGCGCCCGGAAACGCAACGGCGTCGCCGCGGCGCTCGAGGGCAAGACGCCGAGGGAGATGCACGAGGCGTGGGCCAAGACCCTGCTCGAGAAGGGCTGGACCTACGGCGAGCGCGTCGACGAGGAGCTGAAGATGCACCCCAACCTCAAACCCTACGAGAGCCTCCCCAAGCCGCAGCGCACCAAGGACGCCCTGTTCATCGGCGTCGTCAACGCCGTCGCGGGAGGTCTCCGGTGAGCCGCGAGCGTCCCGCCCCCGCAGCGCCGCGCCGGCCGATGGCGCTCGGCCCGATGATGGACACCATGCCGGTGCTCCGGCACATCGGCGCGCTGCGTCACCAGCCGAAGGCGCCGGACCTCTCCGCCCCCCAACCGAGGGTGATCTCGCACACCAAACAGGCGAAGGCGCGCCGCAGCAAGCGCCGCGCGGTCAAGCAGGCACGACGCCAGAACAGGAGCCGCTAGGTGGCCACCGCCGTCGCTACCCGCCCGCCGGCCGCGAAGGGCGTGGTGCTGCCCGCGAACGTCCGTTCGGTCCCCCGGGAGGAGGTAGAGCAGCGCGAGCTGCGGCGCGTCCGGATGACCCGCCGGCGTGTGCAGCACTCCGCCGGGGACGGGCGCTCCGCGCGGCCGATCGTCGCCGACGACCCGACGTTCGGGGAGATCGGCACCAGCGGGCTGCGCCAGTACGGCGGGTTCGTGCTCGAGGAGTGGCTCCCGAAGCTCCGCGGCCGCTATGGCGCGTGGGCGTACAGGGAACTGCTCGACAACAGCCCGATCGTCGGCGGGATCATGTTCGCCGCGCGGCAGCTCGCGCGCCAGGTCACGTTCCGCGTCGAGGACGACATCGAGATGTCGGGCCTCCCGTGCGGGTTCATCGAGTCGTGCATGCACGACATGAAACACACATGGGACGACTTCATCAGCGAGGGGCTCTCACACGCCGGATACGGGTGGGCGCTGCACGAGGAAATCTTCAAGCGCCGCGACGGCGAAAGGCCCGTGGACCGCACCGACTTCCTGCCGTGGCAAGAAGAGGCCCTCGGCGTCAGCGACACCACCGAACCCAGCCCGTGGGAACCCCCGAAAAGCCAGTACAAAGACGGGCTCGTCGGCTGGCGGGAACTGCCGATCCGCGCCCAGGAAACGCTGATGCGCTGGCACTTCCGCGGCTACAGCGAGCTGAAGGGCATGGAACAGAT